CGTCACCCAGGCCGAACGCGGTGCCCTTCACCGCGGCCGAAGCGTTCCCCATGATCGTCGCCACGGACTCCGCAGAGTGACCAAGTCCGGTCAGCTTCGCCTCAGCAGCCTCGATCGCCTTGAGCCGACCGAACCCCTTGGCAAGCGCCGTACCGAACCCGGCAGCGATCGCACCACCGGCGCCGACCGCAGCAGCCTTGCCGAGCTTTCCCAGGGCGCCACCGAAAGACTTGGACGCCTTCTTGCCGCCCGACTCGCCCGCGGCGCCGAGCTCGCGCTCCACGTCGTTGCGCAGGCCCTTGGCCGACGCACTGATCGACACGTATGCGGTTGCGAGCTCGATCGCCACGGGACGCCGCCTCTCAGGTAGTCAGTTCGGCCTCCCAGCCGAGGAAGTCGACCAGTTCGTCCAGCGGCACCGGGTCGGACCCGAAGTGCCGCGTATCGGTCTCTGTCGAGTCGTCGGTCCAGCCGGGCCGGGGGATCGGCTTGGGGCGGTTGCGGCCCTTCGCGCCGTCCGCAGACTTCGCCCACACCAGCCACGCGCCGGCGTCCGCGACCTGCGCCAACAGGTAGTCCGTCACGCCCCACTCGGCCCGCTCCGGGTCGACAGAACGGGCGATGGCGGACGTGCGGGGCGCGTTGCGGATGATCGCCGCCAGGTCGCCGTAGGTGAGTCGGTCGGACGGGAAGTCACGCAGCCGCAGGCCCTTGTCGATCAGGTCCGAGGCGACCGCGTCTCGGTGCTCCTCGATGAAGTCGAGGAGCGAGATCATTCCCCCGCCGTCGCCACCTCGAGGTGCTTGTAGAAGTCCTGCTGCAGCTCGTGGAACTCGGTGCGCGACATGTTGTCGATGACGTCGAGCGTCTCGGCGTCCGCGAGCTCCTCGAGCATGGTGAAGAAGGCGTCCATGTCCGAGCGGTTGCGGTTCTTGCGCAGGAAGCCGGGGGTGAGGACGTCGTAGGTCGGGCGGAGCGTGTACTCGACGCCGTCGTGGGTGAACGTGAAGCACTCGGTGTTGCCGGTGGACTTGGCCTTGGGCTTGCGGTCCTGCGGCTTCTTGACGTCAGACATGATCGGAGGCCCTTCTAGGTTGTCGTGGAGGCCCGTGGGGTGTTGCACCCGCCCCGCCGCCGGGCCTCCGCAGGATGAGCGGCGGGGCGGGATCTCAGGGGGGAGGTCAGGCGGCGGTCGTCTGACCGTCGTCGGAGTACAGGTAGACCTTGTTCCCGTTCTCGTCCTCGAACGCCTCCAGGGTGACCTGCCACCCGGTCGCGTTGGAGTGGACAAACTGGGTGTCACCGACCTCGGTGATCTGACCGTTCGGCACCACGACACGCACGCGCTTGTCGCCGTCCTTCATCTCGAAGATCCACTCCTTGTTCGGGAGCGTGTCGGCGTTCACGACGATGTCGAGCAGGTTGCCCTTGGTCGTGGTCGCAGGGGTGACGGTCACGTTGTGGTCACCGAACACGGCCTTCGCGGTCGTCTCATTCGTCTCCAGCAGCGTGAACGCGAACGTCACGTCGTGCTCGGTCTGCACGATGCGGACGGTCGAGCCACCCCAGGCGCGGATGCGCTCCGTGGCCCGGTTCGTGGTCATCGACAGGCCGTCCTCGCCGACGTACCCGTGCGGCACGTAGGCGGAGTCGACTGCCGTGGTGGCGTCGGTCGGGAGGGTGCCACCGAGCGGGCCAGCGAGAATGCCTCCCGTGCCGGTAGCCGGGGATGCGACAAGCACGTTCTGTGCAGCCATGACGGCTATTCCTTTCGTGGGTTGCGGAGGCCCACGGGGGCGCCGGTTGGTGACCCGCCCGGCCGGCGGGAGTCAGTCGGTCAGGATGTCGCTCTCGGCAGCCTGCACGGCCGCCTCACGGTCCTCGTCGCCCTTCGGCGTCATTCGCCAACCCGCACCCTTGTGCGCGTCGCGGGACTTCTTGTCGGCCACGGTGCGGACCACGCCCTCGAGCCGCGGGTGGTAGACGGTGTGCTCAGTCATCAGCCCTCCAGGGGGACGAGTCGGGTGTGGATCTCGGTCAGGAACTGGTAACGCACCATCCGCGGACGGTTCACGTCCGGGTTGTTGTTCGGCAGGGTCGACGCGACGTGCTTGAAGTCGACGCCGGCGACCGTGGACCCAACCGCGGCGGCCAGACGGGCGTAGGCGGTCTGCGCGATGCGCCACGCCTCCGCCTCGTCGTCATGCCAGCACTCCACCAGCACCGTCGGAGCCACCACGACACGGGTGACAGGTCGCGCGCCGCCGGTAGCAGAGATACGGATCGAACCGTTCGGGTCGTCCTCGTACTCGGTGCCGACCCACCACGGGTCCACCGACAGGACAGCGACGACAGCAGGCTCGACGTCGGGCGGGGCCAGAAGCTCGGGCACGGCTACCTCCCGGCGTCGAGAGCGCGGATCATCTTGTTACGCGGGTCGCCCATAGGCGCCACGACAGCAGCACGGGCACGCCGACGAGGAGTCTCGGAATGAGCGTCGAAGTCCTCGCCTGCCGCAGCCGCGACAGCCTCAGCGCGGCGGCTCACGTCCGCCTGCACGTTCGGGTGCTTCAACAGCGCGGCGTACCCGGCGGCGTTGTGCTTCACACGGACAGACATCACGTCACCCCGTCACACGTCGCAGGTTGACCACGCCGCCAGGCTTCCACCCGAACGGCCCGTGATTGAAGTCCTCCGTCTCGCCCGTCACCTCGAACTCGCCACGCCCCGGGAGGGTGACGCGGTCCTTCGGCGACGGGACGAACGACGGCGGGGCGAGCACCTGGGCATCGACCAGGACGCGCTCATGACCGGCGATCTGCGGCTCGTGCGTCGTCGAGATGTACCAGCCGTAGACGGCCACCTCGACCTCATCGCCCCAGGTGTCGACGACGTTGCCGCGACTGTTGCGCTGCTCACCGGTGTAGGGCCGGTGGCCGACGGTCTGGGTGAGCGGGAAGGCAGTCACAGCCAGATCCGGTCGGTCGGGGTATGCCACCAGTAGTCCACCCCGTACCGGCCGGGGGCGTCGGCGGGGGTGGTGTCGAGCTCGAACGCCCGCGAGGACGTCCGGCCACGGAACGACTTGCACAGGTCCCGCAGCTGGTCGATCTCCGAGGGCCAGAACATGCCCTTGCGGGGGTTGCGGGTGTCGATCGTCTGCTGGAACGGGCCAGCGCCCTGCTGGGTAACCGCACCCGCCCCGGCCTCGTTCCACCGGATGATCGCGCCTCGCAGGATCGCCACCAGAGCACCCGAGAGGTTCGCGTCCGCCTGGAACTCGGGCTCGACGACGCAGGGGGCGGCCAGCGCGGCCATAGCCTCCGCGTCCGCGATCATCGCCTCGGCCTTCGCCTCGTCGATGGTTGCGAACGGTGCCAGGTCGGCAGGAGTCAGAAAAGCCACGCCGGCCACCTCCCTTTCGTCGTCAGCGGTCTCAGGAGACGGTGCCGTCGGTCAGGCGGACGAACTTGGACTTGTCGCGGACGAGGAACCCGACCGTCATCTCGACCCGCAGCGCGAACATGTTCTGCTGGAACAGGTTGATGTAGCGCGGGATCTCGGCGGTCTCGGTGCCGACGGTGATCTCGGTGGTGCCGTCCTGCAGCATCGCCTCGTTCGAGACGGTGAGCTGGATGCCCGAGACGACGCCGTACATGGCCTCGGCCCAGTCGCCGGCGACACCGATCTGGTTCGGGCTGCCGGAAGCGTAAACCGCCTTCGACTGCACCGTCGGGGCACCCAGCAGGGACAGTCCACGACCACCAGCAGCGGCGGAGTCGAGGAAGAACGGACGGTTCTGCCCGTCGACCGCGCCCAGGAGGTACTGGCGAGCCTGCGGGGCGAGCGCCCAGCCGGTGATCTGCCCACCAGCCGCGGACACGGCGGTGTCAGCGGCGACGAGACCCTTGTAGGTGGTGTTCGCGCCGGTGCCGGGCTTGATCGCCACAGCGGTCGCGTCCGAGAGCACGTCGAAGCCACTGCCCGGCGCGGTGCCGGTGAAGATGGTCTCGTCGAACTTGCGGGCCAGGGAGTACGGGAGGCGGCGGGCCAGCTCGGCGTACAGGCCGGGCAGGTCGCGCTTGAACTCGTCCGAGAAGGGCTCGATGACGGCCAGCTTGTAGGGCGTCATCACCTTCTTGCCGAGCGTGTGACTGCTGACTGGCTTGGGGTCGGTCTCATCCACCCACTCGGCCTCGGGCTCGCCGGTGATGGTCTGGTAGGTGGTGCCGACGCCGGGCAGGGCGACCTGCCGGGCGAGGGACATGGCGGCGGAAGCCTCCACGGTGCTTCCCCAGATCTCCGCAGCGATCGGAGCGGGGAGAGCGACGTTGGAGGTCGCACGGGAGATGTCGACCATGAGTCGTTCCTTTCAGGAGGTGGTGCTACTTGATGAGGTCGCCCACGGTCGCCGCGAACAGGTCCGCGGTGTTCGTGGGAGCAGCCCCGTTGCGCCCCTGGTTGGGGTCGGGACGCGGGGGGCGGGTCGCCTTCTCCTCCACCTGGGCAGCAGCCAGACGGGCCGCGAGGGCGCGCATGGCGTCCTCGTCGGTGAGCTTGTCCAGCAGCGCCGCGTCGGTCTCGTCGAGCTTGTGCTCGAGCGCGATGCTCAGACGCAGCGCGGTCGCCTTGGCCTCGGTCGCTTCACGTTCGGCGTTCGCCAGCCGTTCGGCGACCTTCTCGGCCTCCGTCTTGTTGGCGTCCTCGAGCTCGGCGAGGCGCTTGGCGGCCTCGGCGTTCGCCTTGGCCTGCGCTTCCCACTTGCGAGCCTCCGCCTTCCAGGTGGCGAGTTCATCGCCTGCGTCCCGGGCAGCGTCGGCGGCAGCCTTGGCCTCCTTGGCATCCGGCTCGCCCTGTGCAGAGCTCGCCCGAGGTGCCACGTCAGCGGGTGTGGGGGTGGTGGTGTCAGACATGGTGAATCTCCCGTGCGGGTAGTGCCCCTGTGCCGTGCGGCTTGGGGTGGTCTAGAGGTTCTGCGCGATCCAGTCGCGTGCGCGGGCCTGGTCGGCAGCGGTCGAACCGGCCGCGGTGCCGTCGGGCTCCTCGCGCCGGCGGGCGGACTTGCGGTAGGCGTTCACCTGCCCGCGGTCGCCCTTCCATACGGGGCCGGCTGCACAGTTGCAGTTGTCGTGCGCGCCGAACTTGGCCGTGCGGTCGGTGTAGACGGCCCCGCGCGAGATGAGCATGAAGCAGAACGGGCACGACCCGTCGCCGCCAGCAGAGAAGCGAGCCCAGCCCTCGGCGCGGGGATCCGCGTAGGAGGACTGCATCACCGTCTGCCGGTGCGCGTTGGCGATGATTCGCTGCACACCGCCCACGACGAGCGCCTCGACGTCGTCCTTCGTCGCAGCCCACGCCGCGAGCGCCTGGTAGCGGCCTGCGTCGGGAAGTTCCGCAGGGATGGCGCGGAAGTAGCCACCAACCTCGGCAGCCTCCCGAAGCTCGTCGTACCAGTCAGCCGCGAGCGTCCCGGCGGCGAGGCCGTACCGTTCGGCAATGACGGGGACGTAGGTGTAGATCACGTCCGCAACCGCCGCCGCGTCGCCTGGATCCACGAGCCGCAACGCCGCCGCGATCTCCGCCTTCGCCAGTTCGACCAGCCGGGCGATGACCGCCTGCTGCTGCGACTCTGACGTAGCCACTGCTACGCCTCATCGGGCGGCAGGATCCGCTCGAGGATCGGTCGACCGACCGACCTGCGCTTGTCGGCCTGCACGATCCGCTGCTCCGCAGGCGACAGGCCGATACGGTCGTAGGTGACCGACGAGTCAGCCGGCAGGATCGGGTTGTCACCCGTCGTCAGCTTCAACGCCTCGTCAGCAGCCGCAGCCCGCGTCGGGGTCGCAGCGTCACGCCAACGGGTCGAGATCGACGAGAAACCGTCCGGCACCTCACCGTCACGCACCAGCAGAGCCAGCCGCGCAACCTCGATCCACGCCCGCCCGAACGTCGTCTGACGCCGCTCGGCACGCTTGACCAGACGCGCCTCACCAGCGCGGATCGCGTCCGCGCTCGCCGGGTTGTCCGTCGCGAACCCCAGATAGGCCGCAGGGATACCAGCCTCAGCCGCGAGCAGCTG